GGCATAGTTTTAATGTGTCACCCTGAAATGTATTTAGACTATTCAACAGATAGTGTTATTATAGATCCTTGGAGACAAGTAGAAAAAAATCCTAAGTACTTGGTTATACACTACGGAAATACAAGATGAAATATTTAAAAACTGAGCCATTATTATATTTTAAAGAAGTTGCTGGTAAAACATTACAGTGGTATTGTGGAGACGACTCTGAAAATTATAATGACCAAAATAAATCTTCTTGGAAATACTTTAATACTCGTGATAAACTATTTTACGAATTTAATAGTTTAGGTTACAGAACACATGAATTAGATACTCTAAACGATTACATTCTTGTTCTTGGTTGTAGTTATACTGAAGGTGTTGGATTATATGAAAACGAAATATGGTGTAATGTTTTAGGTAACCAATTAGGTATAGATATTTTAAATTTAGCAAAAGCAGGTACAGGTCCTGATATTGTAAATTTTAACACACAGTTATTTGTAAAAAATAAATTTGTAAAACCACGTGCAGTTATTAATCAATGGCCACAAGCCACAAGAAAAAGTTTTGGATATTTAGAGTCAAATGGTTTACGTTTAGAAGATAGAAATGTTAATAATTGGATACCAGGAACTAATTATGACAGTGATTGGTATTTTAATCGTTGGATAGCAGAAGACGGCCAGTTAGAATATGAAAATAGTTTACATATTAACAGTGTAACTAATTTATGGAATGCATTAGGCGTTCCTGTTTTTAATTGGACTTTTGGCGGTGACTTCATGACCAAATACAGTAAAGAAATGATATCTGTTTTAAAACTTGAAAACACAGATAGAGCAAGAGACAATGCACATGACGGTCCGTTAATACACAAAGAAGTAGTAGAAAAAATTAGAGATAAAGTTGAATGTATGATATAGTGTTTATAAGTTACGGTGAACCTAACGCTGATAATAATTGGGAAAGACTAAAGAGTCAATTTCCAATGGCCAAGCGTGTGAAAGATGTAGAAGGAATACATCAAGCACATATCACTGCGGCAAAAAAATGCTTTACAAAAATGTTTTGGGTAGTTGACGGAGATGCTGAACTACTTGAATTCAACTTTTACTATGAGGTTTCCGAGTGGGATTTAGAAACAGTTCATGTATGGAGAAGTATAAATCCTGTTAATAACTTGGAATATGGATACGGTGGTGTGAAACTTCTCCCTCGCACACTCACGTTAAACATGGACACCACCGTACCCGACATGACTACAAGTATCAGTGATAAATTTAAGGCAGTAGATCAAATAAGCAATCTAACAGTTTTTAATACAGATCCTTGGAATGCTTGGAAGAGTGGATTTAGAGAATGTTGTAAACTTGCAAGTAAAACAATCAAAGGACAAGTTGACGAAGAAACTGAAAAGCGTTTAGATATTTGGTGTACTGTAGGTGAAGATGCTGAGTTTGGCAAGTATGCTATTCATGGTGCACAAGTAGGTAGACACTTTGGCGAAGCACACAAAGACGATAAAGATATGCTTTATAAAATAAACGATTTTAAATGGTTAGAGGAACAGTTTAATGACTACAAAGATTCCATTTAGTGACATAGTTCGTTTAGGACAGAAAACAATGTTAGATACAAAGTTGTTTTCTGTTAGTTGGATCATTGGTCGTTTTTGTAATTACAAGTGTTCTTACTGTTGGCCATATGCAAATACAGACAAACCAGACCACTATGATTTAGAAACCTATAAAAATACAATAGACGAAATAAAATATCAAGCAAGAGCAAACGGTTTTGATAAATTTCATTTTAGTTTTAGTGGCGGAGAGCCTACAGCATATAAAGATCTACTAAAATTGATAGATCATTACGAAGATTTTGAAAGTCCTTATTTAAGTATTCATATGACCAGTAACTGTAGTCCGGCAAAAGTTTGGTGGGACCGTTGGTTAGATGCTACTCATATAATGGATAGAAGAACTATTACTGCAAGTTTTCATGCAGAGTTTGCAGATGAAAAGGAATTCGGTAACAAATTATTATATCTACAAGATAAAGGAGTGGGTATTACAATTAATCAAGTAATGGTTCCGAGTCTATGGGAGGAGTATTATGAAAGAAGTCAAAGATTCATTAACAGGGGTTTACACGTTACTCTTAAGCCGCAATCAGATCCTACTGCATCATTTGTGGTCGATGGTTACACGGAAGAACAAAAACAAATCTTGCAAAACGACAGTGAGCAAACAGAACATCAAGTGGCGCTCTTCGACTCTCAAGGAGTAGAATATTCAATAGATCAAGCAGAGCGTTTAAATGCGTTTGGATTTAATAAGTTTAAAGGTTGGAACTGTAATGCAGGATATCAGAGTTGTATTATTAGAGGTAACGAAGTAAAACGTAGTTATAGTTGTCATGATGTTCCTTTAGGAACTATTACAGACGGTTTTCAATTGTTTAATTCCCCTAAAAAATGTATTACACCAAGTTGTGTTAGTAGTGCAGATAGCAAAATTCCAAAGAGTAAAAAATGAAAATAGAATTAGAAGATATTAAATTTTGGATGGATGCAATTCGCAACAGCGAAGATAGAGATCGTACACTCGAAAGTTTCTGGGGCGGACAATTAAAAAGCAAAGAAATGTTAGTAAAGCATTTAGAATATCAATGTGATTATAATAAAAAATACAACATTGTTATACATGGCGGCTGGAACGGAGTACTTGCATCAATGCTGTTTAACAGTCATCTTGATATAGGACAAATTATATCGGTTGATATAGATCCAGCAGTTGAAGAAACAGCAAAAACTATTAATAAGAATCAAGAAATGCAAGGTAGATTTATTGCTCGTACAGCAGATATGTGTACAGATAAGTACAATGCAGATATTGTGATTAATACAAGTTGTGAACATTTAGATAACGTCAAATTAAAGCAATGGTTTGATAACATACCCCAAGGAACAATGTATGTTATGCAAAGCAATAACTATTCCGAACTTGAAGAACACATTAACTGTGTAAACAGCACAGGAGAACTTGCCGAGTCTGTTGGTGCTAAAGATTATGATGTAGAGGAAATTGTATTACCTAAGTATACAAGGTATATGATTAGTGGAATAAAATGAACTATCAAACATTAACACAATACGGAAATTTTATAGAATTAGACGTAGTCACTGATGCAGAGCAATTAGTTGCTTGGGCAAATGATTTTGAATGGGTCAAATATAATCCACGCAAAGATGTAAACAGATGGGGACTCAGTATTACAAGTCTTGATGGAGGCTTATCTGGTGTTCCTGATTTAGATAGTTTGTATGAATACAACAAAGAAAATAACACAAATTATAAAGAAGAAGATTTCAAAACACCAACACCTGTTCTCAATAAACAAATATATGATATACTAAAACCTTGGGATAGTTATTATTATAGAACACATTTTTTAAAATTCGGACCAGGCGGATTTTTCCCTCCACACAGAGATTGGAATTATCATACAGGTATGCCTGATAATTTTAGATTAATAATGCCTTTGCGTAATGTTAATCCACCTTCTTTTAATTTTGTTTATGAAGATAAAACACTTCATTGGGAACCGGGTAGAATGTATTTCTTAGATACCCAACGTATGCATTATCTGTTTAATAGTAGTTTTACTGATAGTTACTGGATGGTAGTTAATGTTGAACTTAATGACGAAACTATTAAACACACCTTAGAAAGGTTAAATCAAAAGTAATGTACGAATATAAAGACATAACTTCGATCCATTTAGAAGTAACATCAAAATGTCAAGCACGTTGTCCAATGTGCCCAAGACGTATCCATGGCGGTCCATTATTAGATAGTATTGATTTAGAAGAAATAGATGTAGGAACTTTTGTAAATTGGTTTCCGAGAGATTTTGTACGCCAGTTAAAATTTCTTAATATGTGTGGTAACTTGGGTGATCCTATTGTTGCAAAAGATACACTTGAAATTTTTAGATACTTGCGTGAAACAAATCAAGGTATGACTTTACAAATGCATACAAACGGAAGTGGAAGATCAAAAGAGTGGTGGCAAGACCTTGCTAAACTAAATGTAAAAGTTGTATTTGGTATTGATGGTTTAAAAGATACTCATGCATTGTACAGAGTAAACACTGACTGGGATAAGATTATAAACAATGCTACACACTTTATTCATGCAGGTGGAGATGCACGTTGGGATATGTTAGTGTTTGAACACAACGAAGATCAAGTAGAAACTTGTGAACAAATGAGTAAAGAGTTGGGGTTCAAAGGCTTTAGTATCAAACATACAACAAGATTCAAAGATGGTAGATTTGATGTGTTAGATGATGACTATAATATTACACATACTCTATTTCCTTCTAAAAAAAGTCGAGATATGATTAAGCCAGCCAAAGAAGCACAAAAAGAAAAAATGCCAACAATTAGTTGTAAAGCAAAAAATGATAATCAAATGTATATTAGTGCAAACGGTAATGTAAGTCCTTGCTGTTGGTTAGACTTAGAATGGTTACCACAGCACAGTTACAGTAGATTAGATTACATGGTTAAAATTAAAAAATATCCTAATTTGCATAGTAATACTATGCAAGAAATATTTGATTCAAACTTTTTCCGTGACATTGAAAAGACATGGACCACCTGTGGTATGCTTGAATGTTCTAAGCAATGCGGAAGTTTTGACAAACTAAACAAACAGTTTGAAAGGATAGAGCATGAGTAAAACATTTTGTCCTTTGCCTTGGATACACTTAGCAACCAGACCAAACGGTGACGTTCGTGTTTGCTGTACAGCAAATGCTTCTGGTGCAGGCAAAGAAGATGACAAAACAGCAGGACTTGTAAAGCAAGATGGTGTTGCAATGAACTTGCGTGATCATACTATTGAACAAGTATGGAACAGCGAACATATGCGTAGAACAAGACTACAAATGCTTAATGATGAAATACCAGAAAGTTGTCGTAAATGTTTTTACGAAGAATCAAAAGGTATTGTTAGTAAACGTCAATGGGAAACAGAAGTATGGAAACAACGATTAGACATTGATAGTATTGTAGCAAAAACTGATGAGCAAGGAAACATACCTGTTGATATTCCATACTTTGATCTACGTTTAGGCAATATGTGTAATTTAAAATGTACAATGTGTTCGCCCCATGACAGTTCAAGTTGGATTAAAGAATGGAAGTTACTGTATCCTAAATATACAAATGAAGATCTAAAACGTGATCAAAGTTGGGACGAAAACTTTGATTACACATGGTATAAAAAAGGCACATTCTTAGACAGTATGAAAGATCAAGCAAAGTATATAAAAGAATTATATTTTGCAGGCGGTGAACCTTTAATGATTCCTGAACACTATAATATTTTACAGTTTATGGTTGATGAAGGTTATGCAAAAGATTGCTGTATAAGATATAATTCAAATGGAACTGTGTTAAAAGATAAACTGTTTGTACTATGGTCGCATTTTAAAGAAGTAACATTTAACTTTAGTATTGATGCATATGGTGATAAGAATGACTATATTCGTTATCCCAGCCAATGGAAAGAAATAGAAAACAATTTAAGAATTTTAGATGACAGCGGCACTAACACAAGAATTAATATTGCTTCGGCAGTACAGTTATTAAACGCACCATATCTTGGAGAATTAGCAGAATGGAAGGCAAGTCAACAGTTTAGTAAAGTAAACAATATGCCTTTTGGTGGAGGACTTATTAGTACACACCTTGTTTACTTTCCAAGTTATCTAAATGTAAGAGTGTTGCCAAAAGAATTAAAAGAATTTACAAAATCACAAATAGAAACATTCGTCGAAAGACAAAAGTTTAACACTGACTGGAATAGAAGTCCTATGGGTAAAACCAGATGGTTAGGACTAATCGATTATATGATGGCCGAAGATTGGACAAATAAATTGCCACAACTAAAAGACTATTTAGAAACACTTGACAAGTCCAGAGGAACAGACTTTAGAAAAACATTTCCGGAGTTAGGAGAATATATCTAATGCACAAAGGTTTAATATTAGGTGAACAGCAAAACGTTAATGTTGATACCCAACATTGGAAATTTGGTATCTATCGTAACGGTGTAAGGATTGTAGATCCTATGTTACATTATACAGCATATCCTTTAGGATATGACGATCACGGTATTATAGATTCTGTATGTGAAAATTTAAAGAAGTACAAACCAGAAATAGGTGACAATGCATTTAAAGCATTTGAACCAACACTTAACAGTCCGGCTATAGAACTGTCGAATAAACTTTATGAAATGAGTAACGGTTATAGATCTGTATATACATTATCAGGTAGTGATGGTATTGAAGTTGCTATAAAACTTGCGTTTGCTTATCATGAAAAAAAGAAAAACAACAAAAAGAAAATTGTAAGTTTTACAGATGCTTATCATGGTGTAACACTGTTATCTCTTTCTTGTGGAGATGTAGGATTAGAAAGAGCCTATCACGGAATGAACCCTTATCAAGATGTTATTAAAATATCTCCTGATATGCACGAAGAAGTAGACTGGAACCAAGTTGCGTGTATTGTCGTAGAAACTTGTCCACATTATCAAACTGTAGGGCCATATGGTTATGATGTATGGGAAAAAATTAATCAAATTCAAAAAAAATATGACGTATTAGTAATCATAGATGATATTTTTATGGGTGGTGGCAAAACAGGAAACTTCTTTGGTTTTAGTAAACTACCAGTGGTTCCGGATATCTTTGTAATGGGAAAATCTATCACCGGAGGATTTTTTCCTTTGAGTGTTAGTTTGTATAATCAAAAAGTAAATGAACAGTTACATGATAGCGTTTGGATGCATGGACATACATATAGTTTTTGTTTGTCGGGTATATTAAGTATGCTTGAGTACATCAAAGTGCTTGAAGAAAACAAGTATATGGATAATGTTCATACTATAGTACAAACAGCAAAAAATTATTTTGTAGATGCAGGTTTTGAAATAGTTGGCAATTACGGTACAGTATTTCTTCTTAGTAAGAATACATTTAAATTTAGATTTATTTTGCCTTTAAATGCAGATGAAGAATATTTCGAAGCACTACCCGAAACATTAAAACAATTGGACGAACGATGGAAAGAATAGCAATCACAGGTCATTTATCTGGACTTGGAAAAGAGTTGTATAATAGAATACCTAATAGTACTGGTTTTGATATAGGAAGTCATCACGATATTGCTAATCCAGATCCGTGGATTAGTACAGCATTAAATTGTGATGTGTTTATTAATAATGCTTACTCCGGTTTTCACCAAGTTAATTTATTAGAAAAGTTTTTTGACGAATGGCAATGGACAAACAAAACTATTATTAATATAGGAAGTGTTGCATCAGATGTTGCAAGTATGAAATATTTTAAAGAAGTTGATTTTTATCCTATTCATAAAAAAGCATTAGATGATGCTTGTACAAGATTACAACACATCAAAAAAAATTGTAGAATATTAAATGTAAAAATGGGTTGGATGGATACTCCATTGGTAGAAAATGTAGATGAAAAAAAACTTCCAGTCAGTGAAGTTGCTGATGCTATTTTATTTTGTTTGGAAAATAAAAATATTTCTAATGTTACTATAGGGGGCGATTACATATGGAGCCAATAAAACGTATTCAAGTATTACAACCACCCGAAAATGGATTGCCTACTGCATACAATGATGTATGGTTTAACATTTATCCAGGACCTCTTGGGCTAATGTGCAGTGGCGGCGCTGACAGTTCTTTAATGTTATATCTAACATTGTTACACAGTGATGATCCAATACACGTTTTTACTCTTGCTAATAACCCGTTAGAATTAAAAAATATTACTGCGGTAACTGCTGTACTAAACAAGTGTGTAAAGTTAACAAACAAACATAATGTAATACATCATATTGTACATATGGAAGGAAATAAGCCAAACGGAGCAAAAGTTTTAGGGGATATGATTAAACAGGTTGGCGTTGACATCAATATTGCACAAATAGGAGTAACAGCCAATCCTCCTAAAGATATCTTAGATAAGATGAATAATAAATATTCTCCAAGAGATAAATCAAGAGATGCACCCAGAGAAGAAGATGAATTAATTAACGCAACAGAACAAGGTTATCCTTGGTTATACACACCTTGGAGAATACATAATAAACAGACTATTGCAAAAATATATAAAAAACTAAATTTGTTAAATGATTTATTTCCTTTAACTTTTAGTTGTGAATATTATCCATCTGACTACGAAGCACCCGATCCGGGAATGGAGCATTGCGGAAACTGTTGGTGGTGTGAGGAAAGACAATGGGGATTTGGACGACTAAAATAGTAGATAGTTTTGTAGAGAGGTTTGATGATGTTGAAAAGACATATAATCAACTTGTGAATAATAGCAAACACTATCCTGACGGAAAAATATATAACGGCGATTGGCTACAAATAGGATTAAAAGCAACCTATGAACAAGACGGAAAAGTACATAGACAGTTAGGATTTGACACACCTATAAACGATTTACTTAATCAAGATATAGTTGTGAGTGCAATTTTTTCTATACTTAAACCGGGTGTAGAAATTACGCCACACAAAGGACATAGAGGATTTGCAGAAAAAATTTACAAAGCACATATTTGTATTCACGAAGCAAAAGACAGTGCATTAATTGTAGGTGATAAAAAATACGAATGGAAAAGAGGACAAGGATTTTTATTTGACGATACTATTGAGCATACAGCATACAATAGAGGCAACGACACAAGGGTAGTTTTATTAATGGACATTGCAAGAGATCCAAATGATATTCCTGTGTTTAGTAAAAATATGATTGAAGCATACTTATGAAATTAGATTACAAAGATAAACAAATGAATGACTGGTTTCTTGTAAGTTGGACGTTGTCTAACAAGTGTAACTATCGTTGTGAGTACTGCCCTGATATATTACACAATGGAAGCACTGGACAACCTCGATGGGAAACTGTAAAACATTTTGTTGAGAATTTAAAATTAAACAAAACTATTTGTTATAGACTAAGTGGTGGTGAACCTACATATTGGAAACATTTTTTAGACCTTGCAAAACTTGTTAAAAAGCAAGGACACTATTTTAGTTTTGTAACCAACGGCAGTCAACGTGTAAAATACTTCAAAGAAATTAGTAAGTACACAGACGGTTTTATGATTTCATATCATCCGCAGTATGCAGATGTAGATCATTTCATTGACGTTGCAAATAATGTTGAATGCCCTGTAGCAGTTAATCTTATGATGGTACCGGATAAATTTGATGATATGTGTACAGTAGCAGAGCAATTATACAGCGGTAGTGTGAACTTAACAGTCAATCCTAAAGTTATTGTAGATAAAACAAGTCAGGATTTTGCTACTAACGAAGTATCAACCTACACACAGGAACAAAAAGACATCATTGCTAATTGGCAGTACCAGCGTGATTTTGATTGGAGCAATCTACACAGAGGAGAATTACTGTTAGATGAAAAAGAAATTGATGGCAATGAAATTATCCTGCAAGGAAAAAATAAATTTTCGGGTTGGAAATGTTGGGCAGGCATAGACGGCGTAAATATTGATATGTGGGGAAATCTGTATAGAGCAGATTGTCAGTATGGAGGTGCTCTGGGCAATCTTGAAAGATATAAATTGCCTAAAAAAGAACTTGTATGCGGAAAGGAAATATGTAGTTGTTTGAGTGACATATACATTAGGAAAGAACAATGAGAATACTTGTAACAGGAAATCCAAACTATCAAGGATTATGTAAAGGAATCTACGAAGCATACAATTACAACTTTGTAGAATTTATAGGACGTTGGAACGGTTGGGATCTAACTAACTACAACAAAGTAGCCGAATATGCTAAGGACTATGATGTGTTTGTAAACAGCCAATATGGTCCTAATGGCGAACAAGTTGAAATGTTTAATGCTGTGTATGATAAATTTAAAGAAGGACACATCATTAATATAAGCAGTACAAGTGCATATTGGAATAACGGACCAGAAGACTATCTTAAAAATAAAAAACAGTTAGATTTTATAAGCAAAGAAAAATCTCAAATTGCTTGTTGGGGGAATACTCCTATCAGAGTAAGCAACATTGCATTTGGTCAACTTCGATCAAAAACACAAGAACAACGTGATAGCAAAAATAAAATTAGTTTAGAAGAAGCAGGTAAACTTATTAAATGGGTAATTGATAGTCCCCGTTCTATGAACTTTCATTACCTTGCTGTTGATCCGATTCAAAGAGGTCAGTAAGTTCTGGACAGTAATCAAGAACGTTAGTATTTCTAATACGATCTAAATCACGTGTAAAGTTTACAAACTTATTAACGTGCTTACCTAAAAAATCGTCTTGGGTATAATTTACATTAGGTAATTTATAGTCTATGTTTTGTAGTATATTATTAGGAAGTATTCTTGGATTTAAGTATGCTGGTTGTGCTACAACATTATTAAAGTAGATACTCCAGTGGTCTTGTTTGACATTGTCATACCAATTTTGTATTTTGCCTAAATGTGCAATATTATATGCCATAACAGTGACAGCAATAATTACCCTATCAAAGTTATAGTGTTTTAAATTTTCATTTAGTTGTGCAAACGTAAAGTTCTTGCCACCCCTAATGTATTCGTACAATCCGTCTGTTCCTTCAACACTTACAGTCCATTTTGTATGTCCATACTGTTTTGCAAGTTCGTGAACTTCCTCGTCTACAATAGTGCCATTGGTAGTCCAATCAAGTGTAACATTCTTAGCAATACCTAAGTCAATAAACTTTTTAAGGATAGTCTTGTTTGCAGGTTCCATATAAGGTTCACCACCCTTAATACTTAGGTAACGCAAATTCATAAAAGGTGTAGGATCTTCAAACAATCGTTCTATAATTTGTTCGCTCTTGTTAGTGTAACCAAATTCTGGATCATTAATTCTACGAAAATATGGATTACCGTTTTCTGCAAGTTTTAGATCGTCCTTTACCCAAGCACTTGAATTTATACCATCACACATACGGCATTTCAAATTACATATATTGCTCATATTAAATTCCAAAAACATGATATCGTGGAAGTTTTTGGTATAGTCGTAATTGGTTCCTTCAAGCATTGGATTCAAAATATCACGGAAAAATAAT